GATAACTTAGATAAGGTTACGAGGATGCATATGGTTTCTCCTATTTTCGAATCGGGAAAAGTGTGGTATCCTAATTCAAAGTTTGCAGATGAAGTTATAGAAGAGGTTGCTTCATTTCCAAATGGCGATCATGATGACTATTGTGATAGTATGACAATGGCTATTATGCGTTTTAGGCAAGGTGGGTTTATCTCACTACAAGGTGAGGAAGAGCCAGAGGATTGGTTTCCTCGTAGATCAAGAGAATACTATTAAGGAGTAAAACATGACACAATCAACTGGAACCTTTATGGGTGATTTAATGAAAGCCATCAAAGCTGGTGGCTCTAGTAAATTAACTAAGAAAGTTAAGGTAAAAAAGAATGATACTTTGGGGAGCATTGCCAAAGCGAATAATACTACAATTAAAATGCTACAAAAACTGAACTCTGGACTTAAAGGTGCTGAGGGTCAAAAGACAATGGAATTTAATCAAGACACATTAATAGTTCCAGATCCACAGTCTTTTCAAGGTGGTAAATTAAAGCCAGTTAGGACAAAAAAGAAAAAGAATATTTATGAAGGTCAAACAAAAGCTGACATGAAAGAGATGAACAGACCAATCATGGACAAGGCTAGTTTAAAAAGACAACAAGAAAAAGTTGCCAAGACTAAGGACAGAAATGCACCAAACGTAAAAGTTGCGTCTAAAAAAATAGGTGGCTCTGTTAAAAAGATGAACATGGGTGGTGTAATGAAAAACCGTGGTGGGACGTTCAAAGGCGTTTACTAATGGGTAGACTTTTTAAGATAAGAAGAAAGTTAAACAAAAAGCCTAGTAAAAAAGTAAGGATAGTCAGAAATAGGTTTTCTGATATACTGGCTCCAGGTAAAAAAAGAGTAACGAGGATTTCATAATGGCAGAACGAGAAATAGCAGGCATGGTTGAAAAAGCAATGGGCGCTGGTGGAGATGTCATTCCAGATGATGAAAGTTTGGATATCGAATTACCATCGACCATGGAAGAGTTACCCGAAGGGATTGAACTTGCTACAGAAGAAACTGTAGAAGTTGTAGCCGAGCCATACAACCATGACGCTAATTTAGCGGAAGTTTTAGATGATTCTGTGTTAGGTGCATTATCTTCAGAATTACAGAACAAAGTTCGAGAGGACATGGAGTCTAGATCTGATTGGGAAGAAGCCATTGCCAAGGGACTTAATTTATTAGGAATTAATTATGAAGACAGAAGTGACCCTTTTCTTGGTGCTAGTGGGGTAACTCATCCATTATTGAGTGAGGCAACAACACAGTTTCAGTCCCAGGCTTATAAAGAGATGCTACCAAGCGGAGGACCTGTAAAAACACAGATATTAGGTGTAGCTACAAAAGAGACAGAAGATCAAGCTCAAAGAGTAAAAGATTTCATGAACTATCAGATCACGGAAGTTATGGAAGAGTATGACCCAGACACAGATCAAATGTTATTTTATTTGCCACTTACTGGATCTACATTTAAGAAAGTTTACTTTGATCAAACCAAACAAAGAGCCGTTTCTAAGTTTGTTCCAGCAGAGGATTTAGTTGTTCCATATTCAGCGTCTGATTTAATGACGGCTGAGAGGGTTACGCATGTAGTTAAAATGTCGTATAATGATATTAGAAAACTACAAGTAGCAGGAGTATATAGAGATGTTGAACTATCTACGGCAGATTCTGGAGAAGACGAAGGAAGTATCCAAGGAACTACTGATGAGTTGCAAGGACTCCATCCTAACTATTCTGACGATGTATATACACTTTTGGAAATCCATGTGGACTTGGATCTGGAAGGTTTTGAGGATCAGAATGGCATTATGTTGCCGTACATTGTCACGATCGATGAAAATTCTAGTCAAATTTTATCGGTGGTTAGGAACTATAGGGAAGAAGATCCGTTAAGAAGAAAGCGACAATACTTCGTACATTTTAAGTTTTTACCAGGTTTTGGTTTTTATGGTTTCGGGTTACTACACACAATTGGTGGTTTGTCTCGTGCAGCCACTTCAATATTGAGGCAATTAATAGATGCAGGTACTTTATCAAATCTTCCTGCGGGTTTCAAAGCAAGAGGTGTTCGTATTCGTAATGATGACGAGCCTCTTAATCCTGGGGAGTTCAGAGATATCGATGTCCCAGGTGGAGATCTCAAAAATTCCATTATCCCACTGCCATACAAAGAGCCATCTGGTACACTAGCTCAACTTTTAGGTGTAGTTGTTGACTCTGGTAGACGTTTTGCACAAGTTGCAGACGCAAAAATCAGTGATGTGAACTCACAAGCTCCAGTTGGAACAACTGTTGCCTTGATTGAACAAGGCTCAAAGATTATTTCTAGCATACATAAGCGTCTACATTACGCTCAAAAGCAAGAATTTAGAATGTTGGCAGAGATTTTTAGTGAAAATCCAGTGCCATATCCATATTTTGTAGGTAATGTTAATCCACAAATCATGCAATCTGACTTTGATGGGCGTATTGATATACTTCCAATATCAGATCCGAGCATTTTTTCTATGGCACAGCGCTTGTCATTGGCTCAAACACAGTTGCAAATGGCACAACAAGCTCCACAGATACATAATCAGTACGAAGCTTTTAGGAGAATGTACGATGCACTCGATATTAAGAACATTGACAGCATTTTACCTCCTCCACAACCGCCTGCACCAGTAGATCCAGCGACAGAAAATGCTAATTCTATTAAAGCAGCGCCTTTACAAGTGTTTCCAGAGCAAGATCATGAAGCTCATGTCCGTGCTCATGTGACATTTTTGGCTACACCAGCAGCACAAGTCAATCCACAAGGGTTTGCATTGCTACAAGCACATGTTCAAGAGCATGTTGGACTGATGGCAAGAGATCAAGTGACTAAATTCTTTCAGATTTCGGTACAAGAGGCTCAAGCTAGAGGTGAAATAGTTCCTCAAATTGACCCAGCAGCGATTGAAGCGGCGATTGCACAACAAATTGGTGAAATATTAGCTGAAGTCATGCCTTCTCTCCAACCACAACAACAAGTTGATCCACTTGTGCAGATTAGACAACAAGAATTGCAGAATGACACTACTGAAATACAAAGAAAAGTGGCGAATGATCAAATGAACTTCCAGATTGATCAAGCAAAACTAAAACAAGCGTTTGATTTGGCACAACAGAGGTCTGGACTACAAGAAAAAATAGCAGAAGACAGAAATGACGTAAATATCTACAGAATAAACACACAGGCAGCGTTGAAGAAGTAATGGATCCAGTAACTATATCATTAGCCATGGGAGTGGCAGGCAAAGCTTTTGATGCGATCAAGAAAGGATTCGCAGTTGGGCGTGATATAGAACAAATGTCTGGTGATATTGGACGATGGATGGGAGCTGTTTCCGATGTGGACAATGCAGAAAAACAAGCGAAGAATCCTCCCCTATTCGGTAAGTTGTTTAAAGCTGGTTCAATTGAGGAAGCAGCTCTTGCAGCTTATGCTGCCAAAAAGAAACTTGAGGAACAAAGATACGAGCTTAAAATGTTTTTAAATATGACTTATGGTCCTCAAGCCTACAACGATCTTCTGGCTATGGAAGGTCAGATAAGAAAACAACGACAAGAAACAATATACAAACAACAACAATTCAGAAGACAGATAGGTGAGGCGATTGGTTGGCTTGTTTGTGTAGGATTAATTGGAGCTTTTGCAATATTGATTGCCAGTATTTGGATTAAAAAAGCAAGAGGTGACTATAAGTTTACTCCTAGAGACTACACTACACAACAAAAAGTGTGGCAGGGTAAAATTAAAAAAAAAAGTATACAACATGTAGACTTAAAAAAAGAATCACATCTAAATACACTAATAAAAGAGCTTGTATTTATGAGGGTGGCAATAAAACCTTCACTATGATGATAGAAACATGGTGTCCAAAAAAGTATAAATGTTTGTATGATCCTAATGGTGAAGAACCAGATATAGATAAAGTTATGGAAAGTTTAAGAAGCATAGGGAAAAGATAATGGATGGTAATGTAATTTTAGACGCATGGAACGATTTGTCTTATTTTGAGGGAATATTATTTACAATTTGGCTTTTTATCTTATATTATGGTAAATGTTGGATAGATGAAAGGTTTAAAAAATGATAAAATGGATTATTAACAAGTTAACAAAAAATGGTAGAGTTGGTATTAGCTCTGCTAGAGAACTATCTAAACATAGACTTCATACGACAAAGTATGAAGACTTGTGTATGTAGGAGGATGGAGTGCTTCAAGCGTTAATAGGACCTATAGCTAGTTTAGCTGGAACTTGGTTTCAGAACAAAGTCGAGAAGACAAAAGCAGAGGGACAAGCTAAAGTCGCAGAGGCTCGTGCTCGTGCAACTGTTGCAGAAAAAGTTGCAGCAGGTGAGGTCGCATGGGAAGGTAAGATGGCTGATGCTACAGTGGATTCTTGGAAAGACGAATTTGCACTAGTAGTCTTACTAGCTCCTGCTATTTTAGTGTTTATACCTGGGATGAAAGAATATGTTAAAGAAGGATTTGATATATTGGCAACTTTGCCAGAGTGGTATCAGTACCTCTTATATATTGCAATTAGTGCGAGTTTTGGAATCAAGGGAGTTGGACAAGCCGCAAAAATGTTTAAGAAAAAATAAAGTTGCAAGACTTATTTAGACATTTAAGGATACACACAATGACTAAAAAAAATAAAATTAAAAAAGTTATGAAAGGCTTACAAAAAGCTAGTAAGACACATGCGGCACAAGCTAAAACTTTAAAAAGCGTTTTGAAAAATGGCAAAAAGAAAAGATCCTAAAGTTGGAACTGGTAAGAAACCAAAAGGCTCTGGAAGACGTTTATATACGGATGAAAATCCTAAAGATACGGTTGGAATCAAGTTTGCTACAGAGGCTGATGCCAGAGCAACGGTTGCCAAAGTTAAGAAAGTCAATAAGTCTTATGCGAGAAAGATACAAATACTTACAGTCGGTGAGCAACGGGCAAAAGTAATGAAAAAGAATAAAATAGCAGCAATATTTAAAAAAGGTAAAGAACAGATAAGGAAAGCACATGGCAAGGGTTAGGCAGTTTGCAAAAGATATGGGTATGTCATATAATCAAGCTAATAATTTAGTAAAAAAGGGAAGAGCACTCAAAGACGGGGGGTCTTCTGTATTGGAGAGCACAATGAATCAAGCAAAGCCTATTAAAGCAAAAGAAGGTAAATTTACAAAATCAAAAGTAAAGATAGAAAAACTTTTAACAGGATCAGATAAGCCAAAGCCTAGACCAAAAGATCCCTTTAGAGCAGACACAACTAAAATCATAAACAAAGATTTTAGTAAAAAAGTCATGGAAACAAATGAAAAGAACAAGAAAACCATCAAGAAAGAAAATGGTGGTGGAAATAATTTAAAATCAATACCAGAGGGAAACAAAGGTAAAGGTCTAAGTAAATTACCTACAGAAGTCCGAAACAAAATGGGTTTCAAGAAAAAAGGTGGCACCC